TTTCACGATCCAAGGCGATCTGTTTGTTCTTGTCGGCCTTGGCGTGGTAGTCCAGCAGCTCGGCCAGGATGCGCTCCTGCACGTACTGGCCATCCTCGGCGAGCCTGAAAAACCGGCTCAGCACGAACTTGACCGCCTCGATCTCGGCCTCGGTGCTGGCCCAAGTCCATTCGATGGCCTCTTCAAGCGTGGGGAACTTCTCACGGTCGTAGCACGAATCGATCAGAAGCGTGTACGCACCGTGCTGCAACATGGACAACCGTCCGCATTTTTTGGCGTAGTCGCCTAGGTTTCTTTTGTAATAGTGCATTGCACTTCCTCGCAAACCCTCCTAAAAGAAGACTGACGGCAGGCGGGAGGTTCGCTTTTCGGGTGGGTAGCTACTCCCACCCTAGCCGGGTCTTGCATCACTCTACCTCAGACCAAAAGGCCATTCAAGGATTTTCTGAAGCCAGGGCCGAACTTCTTGTCCAGCACCGGCCGCCATTTGTGCGCCACGCCATTGCGCGTCCAAGCCTCTACAGCCTGGCCACTGGTGGCTCCCAAAGCCTGCGCCACTGCCTTGTAAGAGCCGAGGCTCTCACGGGCAAAGGCCAGCACCTGTGCGAAATATTGGTCGTCTTTCTTCATGCCTCAAACTTTACCACGATTTTGCATGATTCGTGCAAAAATATTTTTTGCCGATTGCACAAAATCCTCTTGCACTATGCTATGATTCGTTTCACCAACAACCAACCACGAAAGGTGAACTCGATGCAAGACGACTTTTACATCACGGTGAACGACGGCAATGCCGTCATCATCAGCCCCAACGAGGAATACATCTCGATGGGCGTGCACATTCGAGGCGGCAGCGTTCGGATCGACATGACACCCCAGCAGGCCCAGGAACTGATCGAGGCCATTGCAAACACCATGAACACAAAGGAGACAGCATGAAAGAGATCGCAGCAGCATTGGTCAAGGCCCAGCGAGCATTCGGGCCTGCGCTTAAGACCAGCTCAAACCCCCACTTCAAGAGCCGCTACGCCGACCTGGCCGCCTGCGTCGAGGCTGTCATGGATGGCTTGAACGCCAACGGCATTGCCCTGGTGCAGCAAACCCACGAATGCGAATCAGGCGTGATCGTTGAGACGGTCTTTGTCCACGAATCCGGGGAAACCTTCTCGGCTGGCAAGCTGCACGTGCCTGCGGTCAAGCACGACGCCCAAGGCTACGGCAGCGCCCTGACATACGCACGCCGCTACAGCCTGATGGCCGCCTGCGGTATCGCGCCAGAGGATGACGACGGCAACGCAGCCAGCAAGCGCACACCAGCGCCTGTGCCGGGTTATGGCGAGTACGAGGCCGAGACACTGCCAGCCATGCGCGACGCCGCTATGCAAGGCAGCGAAGCCTTGGCCGCAGCGTTCCAGGCTTTGCCCAAGTCGGCACACAAGGCAGCGTTCTGGCAAGCCCAAGGGCCAGCCCTTAAGAAGGCCGCAAAGACCGCTGACGAAGCTCAAACAACAAATTGATCAAGGAGACCACCATGACACTGAAATGCATCATCGAGATCACAGAGGTACAGACGCGGCCAGATAACTGGACTTCAAAAGACGGATGGGATGGCCCAGGCTTTTACAAAGTCAAAGACGACAACACGTGCATTTACCGCGTTTATGAATATGGGGTGGATTACATCAGCCAGCCTGAGCACATATTGAACAATCCCTACAAAGACCCAGGCGAACAGATCAGTGAAACATTGCTGCTCAAACTGGTGGCCGCAGCCAGCCGTGCGGAGGTGCTGAAATGAGCAAGCACACACCTGGGCCGTGGGCCATGCCAGACAGCGAACAAGGGCGCATCTCAAAAGTCGGAGTCAACGGCGGCTGGGATGGAATGATTGCCACCGCAGATTGCGGAGACTACGCACGATCACGTTCTGAAGGTTTTGCCAACGCCCGCCTGATCGCCGCCGCGCCTGATCTGCTGGAGGCACTGAAAGATGCTGTGCGGGATAGTGAATCACCTGGCCAATGGCTTGACGAAGCCCGCGCCGCCATCGCAAAAGCAACAGGAGAGCAACCATGAGAGTCATCACTGCGGATCAAGGCACGGAGGAGTGGAAGCAGGCGCGAGTCGGTGTGCCATCCGGCTCCAAGTTCAGCGACATCATGGCCAAAGGTGGCGGAGCAACTCGAGCCACTTACCTGACCGCCTTGGCTTTGGAGCGCATCACCGGGGTGCGAGAAGAGTTCAAGACAACCTTTGCAATGGAGCAGGGCACAGAGCGCGAGCCTTTCGCACGGTCGGCATACGAGGCTCACACAGGCCAGTTTGTCACCGAGATCGGCTTCTGCATGCACGACACGCTGCAGGTCGGTGTCAGCCCTGACGGCCTGGTTGGCAAGGACGGCATGACCGAATACAAGTGCCCGATGCCCAAGACCCACCTGGAGTATTTGCGGCTTGAGCCAGGCAAGTGCCCGACGGCTTACCGCTGGCAGGTGCAGGGCCAGCTCTGGGTGGCCGAGCGCGAGTGGTGCGACTTCGTGTCATACAACCCAGACTTTCCAGAAAATGCCCAGCTCATCATTCGCAGGGTGGTGCGCGACGAGAAGGCCATCAAGGAGCTGGAGATCGAGGTGCTCAAGTTCCTTGGGGACATTGAGCGTGAGGTCGAGTTCATCCAGTCTTACAAGGATGCAGCATGAAAGGCCGCGACCTCCGAGACGCTGGCATCGCTGCCGTGTCCATTGGCCGAGAGGAATGGATCGCCAAGGCACGCGGCACAGCGATTGCAATCGCAAGGCGTGCAGGCCAGGTGACCATCAACGACGTTCGGAAGTTCATCGAGCTGCCGGACGACTACCACCCCAACACCTGGGGCGCGGTTCTGAGGGGTGACGCCTTCGAGCCGATCGGATACTGTCAAGCAACCCACCCATCAGCCCACGCTCGGGTCGTTCGGGTCTACAAACTGAAGGATCAGATATGAGATTCAGTAAGTCATCAACGGTCGGCCAAGATGTGATTGACAGATTTTGGCCGAAAGTCAGCGTTGCAGGAGATGATGAGTGTTGGAACTGGAATGGCGCAAAAAACAAAGGTTATGGATTCTTGTCGAGCCAAAGAGGGAAAGCGCCATACAAGGCACACCGAATTTCATATTTGATTCACAAGGGAGCGTTGAACGATGGGATGGTCATTCGCCACAAATGCGACAACCCATCATGCGTGAACCCGAATCACCTTGAGCAGGGAACGCAAAAACAAAATGCAAATGACATGGTTTGCAGAGGAAGAATGAACAAAGTGTCATTCAAAAATCTTCAAGGCAATCACGTCAAAGCATTAAACGCAGATGGCCTACGCCAATGCCTGGAACTGAGAGCCAATGGCTTTTCATACAAAGCCATCGGCGAAAAACTTGGCATCGATTCATCAACAGTTGGTCTTTACATCAGAGGGAAACGTCAACCATGAAAGCACACGGAATTTGTCGCGTTGGACGCGATGCAGAAGTTAGATTTACACCAGGCGGAGCAGCGGTGGCCAACGTCTCGCTGGCGTTTACCTACGGCAAGAAAGGCGACGACGGCAAGAGGCCAACGCAGTGGGTTGACGCCTCGCTGTGGGGCCAGCGGGTGGAATCGCTCGCGCCGTACCTGACCAAAGGCAAGCAGATCGTGGCCTACTTGGAGGATGTGCACATCCAGACCTACACCAAAGGCGACGGCACGCAGGCCAGCAAGATGACAGCACGCATCGCAGACCTGGAGTTTGTGGCCGGTGGTGAGCATGCAGAAAGCCAGCCAAAGCCACAGCCGAAACCGCAAGCAGCGCCAGCACAAGATTCTGGATTTGACGACATGGACGGGGATATCCCGTTCTAATTAAAAAGGAGCAACCATGAGCACACGCATTTACCTGGTCACCGACGTGGAGACCAACAAGCACCGCCTGATTCGCGCAGGTAACCAGGCCCAGGCCATCCGGCACGCAGCGCAGACGCGCTTCGACATTGAGGTGGCTGGCCAAGATGATCTGGTGAGCCTGCTGACCAGTGGCATTCCGGTCGAGCTGGCCGGTGGGCCTGCGACGGCAGACATGTTCGAGGACGCCAAGGAGGCAGCATGAGCAACCTACACTCACACGCCTTGATGGAGTTCAAGGCGGCAAAATGGCTTGATGAGGAAGGCAAGTATTCAGACGAGATGCAAGAGGCTATTTGCAAGCACGTGCTCAAGTTATTGGATGTGTTTGCAGACGAGGGCCATTCTGGAAGTTCTGCCCCATATGCCGTCAATTTATTCAAGAAACTGGCCATGTTCGAGCCTCTCGTCCCACTGACAGGTGAAGACTGGGAATGGACAGAGACAAGCGAAGGCGTCTTTCAAAACAAACGCTGCAGCCAT